CTTCGGGTTGATCCACGGCAGATACAAAACATTCGCGCGGGTGCAGCTGCCCGTGGGATCGAATGCCTGAAATGCCGTCGCCGGTCCGTTGAACACCAGAGCCCCGCTGTTGTGCAGGGTTCCGTCAGTGCCCGCCGCAGCTCCCCGTTGGACTTGTAGGTTGCCGTTTGAGAGCACCGCGTTCACGAACATGAACTCCCCGTCGACGTAGAGGAAGGTCACGCCGGCCGTCATGCCGGTCGAGGACGCCACGTTGATGAACGTGGTGGATTTCGAGGTGATGGCCGCGCCCAAGGTGGTCATGGGAACGAGCGTCTGGGCTCCGGCCATCTGCACACCGGGCAGAAAGCCGGCGTAGCCGAGGACCAGAGCGTCGAAGATGAAATACCAGAACAGGACGCGCGCGATTTTGAAGAGTTTGTTTTTCATAGTTTTGTCTCCCCGTTGCAAAATGAGCTTGCGAGGCGGGGAATTCTCCTTTTTCCGTTACGCTCCTGCAATGGCGAGGGCGCCATTGTCCTGGTAGAGGTTGCCGAAACCACCGACCGTATCGGCGCGGTGGATGTTCATCGAACGAACGCCGTCCCACTGCTGCACCATACGGACCGGGATGCCGGTCTGCTTGTCCTGCACCGCGGAAGACATCTCCACGGCTTTCGGTTTGTAGAGCTTCATGCCGGCGATGGCGAAGGCTTGCTCGGAGAGCGCGAGGCCCACCGTGCCCACCTTGCCGTTCGGAGAAGCGGTTCCCGGCCAGAGCGTCAAAGCCGCGCCCCCTGCGGGCAGGGAATCGACGTTCTGGTACTGCGAACCCGGCCCGTAGATCGCGGGCAGAATGCTCAGCACGTCGGCGGCGTTGCCGGCGCCCAAACCCGTGAGGTTCTGGACGACGGTGAAGTCCTGCGCAGTCAGTGGTCCGGCGGTGCGGCGAGTGCGCGGGTTGACCGCGTTCACGTTCGCGACCGAGAACTTGTCGCCCTGCAGGAAGGTGTCGCCGGCGGTGCAGGTGATCGCTAGAGCCGTGCCGGATTGCCCGGCGCCGTTGACGGTCACCGAACCCGCCCAGGTTCCCGCGGTGTGGGAGTAGAGCGAGTTCGATTCGTACACATCGAAGCCGGCCAGACGGCCCAGGTAGCCCTCTTTGAAGGCGTGCGCGATTTCATCGCCCGGCTGGAACAGGGTGGTGATGTTCTGGCCGAGAGACTGCATCATCGAGGAAGACCAGATAAAACATTTCTTCCCCTTGGGCACGGACTTCTGCTTCAAAACCCGCCGAGCCTGGTAGTAGGTGTTGACGGCGGTCGCGTCGGTGCCGAGAATGCCCACGACACTCGAGGTGTTGTTTTTGGCCCAGAGAGCCGCGCGCGAATCCCACTCCTGGGCGAGTTGCGCTCCCAGGGGTTCGAGATACTGTTTGCGGATTTCCTCTTCCGAGCGCTCCGCCTTGACGGCGGCTTCGTAATCATCCCACTCGAAATCGCAGCCGAAGGGCTGGTCGACGGAGATGGTGGTCGAGATCCGGTTGATGCCCTGGGGAGCGTACCCAAAGCCGTCGCGGATGGTGAAAGGTTGCGGGAACTTCACCTGGATGGTTGCGCCCACGGCGAAGTCCTGGTTGAAATCTTTTTGGTAGCCGGAATTGAAGTACTCGGCCACTGTCAGGTCGTTCAACAGAAAGCGGAGTGCTTCCATAGACACCCAGTTCGTGTCGAGGAATTGGTTTGCCACGGAGTTTTATCCCTTTCGCCTCGTCAATTTTGCGAGGTCTCGGGCGTTGGCGGCTTCGCGGTAGGCCTCGAAGTCGCCTGCCTTGGTGGCCCGCTCGGTCTCATCCCCAACCGCGGCGGCCGTCTGGCCGAGTTCGGTGGGTGGATCGGGGGCATCGGATTTCTTTTTTGCAGGGACGGTGGCGGCTGGCTTCTCGAGCGACATCTGGATCTTCACCAGCGCTTCGGATTGCTTGAACGGAGTGAGCTTCAGGATCTCGCCGACTTTCTCGGGGTGCTGCCCCAGGTAGTACAGAGTCTCGGCACCGAGCGGCGTCTGCAAGATGCAGAGGTCGATGATCGAGCCTGCGGGGATCAGCTTCTCGAAATCTTCATTGAATGCCACCTTGTCGAAGTCCGCATACTTTTTGCGCGCGGCATCGACGTTGCCCTGAAATTCTTTGATCAGGACCTGGTTCTGCTTTTGAACCTCAGTGGCTCTCTGTTCTCCTGCGCGCGCTTCGCGGTCTGCTTTGAGGGCCTGCGCGACTTCCCACTTGGCCTCGTGCTTCGCCGACGCCCGAATGAATTGTTCGTAGGTCGCATTCGGGTTGTCTTTGAAGAACTGGGTCTCGTCGAGCGGCTTGTACTCTTCCGCCTTCACCTCGGGCTGTTTGCCGGTGGACGATTCCGGCTTTCCGTCCGTCTTGCCTTCAGTCTTTTGGCGGAGCTGGCGGTTTTCCTCGAGCAGTTCCTGGATGCGGCGCGCGGCGTCTCCGCGTCTTGGCCGTTCCTGCGGTTTAGCGGCTTCCGGGGCCGCGGCAGCTTCGGGCGTTTTGTTCTCGCCTCCGGAGGGTGTGTCGGTTTTCTTTTCGGTGTCGTCTTGCTTGGCAGGGTCCGAGGCTGCCGGTTTCTTCTCGGGCATGGTCAACTCACCGGTCATCCGGTAGTGCGAGTATTCCGGGGTGCCACGCTCGGGAATCTGGATTGCCGGGGCCGAGTCGGCGGTTTTCGGCGTAACTGCGGTTGTGCTCATGGAATTGGTCTCCGGGAACGATGCGGAATTACGTTAGGTTGCCCGATGACGCTCGGGCGGGCGTGAAAGTCATTGTGTCGGCGCTGCCTGCGGCTCGACCACTCCTGGCGGCGGCTGCTGCGCCGCGTTGAATTGCGCCATCGCTCTTTGGTGCGCCTGGTCCGCCGCTTGTTTCGCGATGTCGTGGGCTGCGATGTGGAACTGCTTCATCAAATCGGCCACTAAGGCCTCGCGTTCGCTGTCGCGCTGGGCCTTGGTTGAAATCTCCGCCACTGCGATCTTCGCTTCGCGGTCTTTGTCGCCTTCTGACATCTCGACCAGGTTCTTGCCGTGCTCGATGCGCTCTTTGGTTTGCAGTTCGAGGTTTTTCCCCTGGCGCTCAAGCAAGAGCTGCGAGAGCTGGCCGCCGAGTTCGGCGATCTTCGCCTGCAACTGCGCAATTTGCGCCTGCGCGGCGGGAGAAATGTTGTTCTGGTCTTTGGGCGAGATGATTTCCGCGAGCTCGTCGCCCTTCGCGCCCAGGTTCTTCATCTTGATGGCAATCGACAGCACTTTCGCGTTGATCGGTGCCGGAAGCCCGAGCGTCGGCAACTTCTCGAGCAGCGTATCCACGAAGTCTGAAACCGATTCGCGCTCCGACTGCATGTTCGGCCCGATGATGATGGTGGCGCCATAGGTTCCCGCCTGGTCGCCGAGTGCAAGATGATCGTCGTCAGGGTGTTGAGCGGCCCACGTGGGGTCGTTCACTCGCAGAAGCGTTTTCGTTCCGTCTTTTTTGACTGCGGGGACGTGGCGGGCGGTGTCGTAGATCGGGTCGAGCAGTTCGTTCATCTGCCGCCAGGCGTTTTCGATCAGCCCGTCATAGTTGTCGACGAAGTGGTAGCTGCCGATCGATTCCTGGGACTGAATGCGCTCGATGGCCACGCCGGACTTCTGGTTCATGCGCTGCGCGGCGGTCGGTAAGGGCATGATGCCCATCGCAGCCTGGATCGCGCGACCGGCCATGTCGTTCGCGGCGACGTAAGCGGCGAAGTTGGGAGTGAATTGCGGGCGTGTAGGCAGCGGAAGAATTTGCCCCGTCGCCTGGTCGACGATGGGATCGACTTGCAGGTAGGCTCTGGCGATCTTGGTGGCGTATTCCCAGGCCTCGGAGTCCGACTCGAATTGCCCCTTGTAGCCGACAAAGGGAGTTTTCGGCGTCAGTCCAGCTTCCTCGCACATCTGCGACTGAAGAAACGCGGCGAGCATTTGTGGATCGCGTGCCAGGCGGACCAGCGATAGCAGCTTGCGCTCCGGACCCGCTCCAGAATCAAGCCACAGCTCCATCCCGAAGCAGCAGGGAATCGGGATCCGGCTCGCGGGCCAGGTCGTCTCTCTCACGATCTCGACGCCGTTGATGATCTGCTGGATGACTTTGCCCTTTTTGATCTTCCAGGCTTCGCAGACCTGCACGTGCGACTTACGGATCCAGTTGGGTGCGATCCGCATGATGTCCGGGCCGAACGCCTGGATCTTCGCCTTGGGGAACTCTTCGCGGAATTTGGTTTTAGTCCAGAGATCGAGCACCCAGGCCCGCTTCATGTCGCTTCCGTCGGCTTCGGTGAAGTTCGGGTCGATGGTGATGACGTCGGGGTTGGGAACGCGCTTGATGTAAATGCCGAGTTCGTTTTTCTCGGAGGCGAGTTCTGGTTTGGTGAGGATGCGCTCGAAGCCGTAGCTGCGATGGACGGCGTTTTGCAGGGCGCAGATGTGGGCGGTTTGGGCCTTCGAGCGGTATTCGATGCCGCGGATCGCGTCCTCGCGCAGCCGGGCGTCTTCGTCGTTCGCACCAAAACCTTCCGGGATGAGCTGGCCGTCGCGCTTGTTCTGTCGGATGTTGTTGATGGTCTGATTGCAGAACTGGTTGATCTGGTCGAGCGAGATGCAGGGCCTTCCTGCGTCTTTCCTAGCCCGCTTGTCGGCGTCTTCCCAGGGATCGCCGGCGACGTAGCGCATGTCGGTCTGCGCTTCTGAACGGATGTCCGCCCAGGCGTTGGTGTCTTCCTCGAACTGCTGGCGCAGCTCGCGAAGCGCGGAATCGTCGGTGAAATCTACTTCTCTAGCCATTCTTCCTCAGCGGCTTCGCGCATTCCGGACACCAGGCTTTGTCGCCTTCAAACTTCCAGCCCATCGCGGCGAGGGTTTCAAAAGCATCGGCGCGATTCATGGCGTAGACGGTAGCTTCGGTGATGCACTTGCGGCGATGGCAGGCGATGGTGAGCCGCCCACGCGCCACAGTCTTTGCGGTCTCTTCATCTTCTAGGTAGGTCACGCGGTGAATCAGTCGTTGCGCGGATTCGACGCCTGCGGGACTGACGCCGTTGCTGGCAGCACGTTCAAAGATGCGCTCCGCTTGCTCGACCGATAGAGACGGCTTTTCTCCCACTACCACCGGTTCCATGCGCGACACGCTGGCCGACGCCAGTTCCTTCGTCTCCGACATGTAGTCTTCGAGTGGCAAAGCCTTGAATATCAATCGCGGCGCCAGGCAGTCGTAGCAGTTCTGTCGCTGCTCGGGAGGTGTGCGGGCGAGTAGTTTCCGGAAGCGATCATGGGTCTGCACGCACATGGCGAGCTGGTCGAGCAAGCCTTCCTCGTGGAGCTGGCCCAGGCCTTTTTCGGCGAGGGCTTTGTTGATCTGCCCCTGCTCGATCAGGGTGCGGGAGTCGAAGATTTTCTTTTTGAGGGCCACTTACGCTTCGCTCTCGGTCTCTTCCGTGGGCTCGATCCCCAACTTGTCGCCGACTTTCGCCAGCAGCTGATCGCCATCTTCGGCGGCGTAGGAGTGAGGTTCTCCAGAAGTCATGAACGCCCCACTCTTTGAGGATTTCGCGATGGGGTAGTGACGCACCGAGTGGGAGCCATCGGTGTGATGGTCCACCTCAGTGCGGCTGAAGCCGTGCGACCGCATGTCTTTCTCGCAACTCTTTGCCATAAATCCTCCTAGGTTGCCGTCTGTCGTCGAATTGCTCGTTTCGCCACGATCAGTAACTCTTCATCCGGCGATTCAGAATCCGGTTTGCTTTGGCGTCGATGGTTTTCTCGGCCGAGCGCGACAGCTTGCCCTTCTTCACCATCTGTGTGGCTCTGGCCTTCGCGTTGGCCGCATGCGAGCGGTCGGGCATCGGATATTTGCGCTGTTTCGGCAGACCGAACTTCGACGTGGGAATCTTCTTACGTTTTGCGGCCGTCAGTTTGCCGACGTGCGGGCGAACATCGTGAAATCCTCGGATGGGTTGGGTCATCGTCTCAAGCCTCCAGAACACTTATCCGCACCGGGATTCGCAACCGACCAAAAGCGAGCGCGATGCCGTAGAGGACATAAACAGTGCCGTCGATCACCTCCATTTGTGCGCCCCAGTAGAGGATGAGCGGCCCGAATCTCCATAATCCTTTGCTCTGATCCACGTGTTAGGTCCACGCACTCACATGCGGCTTGCGGGTCTGCGGCTTGGGTTTCGCCGGCGCCACGGGCATGGCAAAAGTCAGGGCCAGAGCGTCTCCGTCGTCCGGCGAACTAGATTCAATTCCCAACTTCTTCAGCCGTGCCCGCATGACTTCTTTGGATTCGAGCTTCACGCGCTGTTTGGGATCGCTCACCAACATCGGTTTGGCGAGATCCGCGGCGAGACCAGGATCTTTGTCGATCGCTCCGCCGTCCACCAGCCACTGCTTCGATTTTCCCCACATAAAATCGCGGAAGTAGGCGTAGTGCGTATCCGGGGAATGGGCGCCGAAGTTGATTTCCGTGACGTTGGTAAAACCGAGCGCGCGCAGCCTGGCTACCACCGGGCCGGCGATGCCGGCGGAATCGACGAACATCATGGCGATCTTCTCGCCGTTGTAGGTCGCGCTTAGAACATCCGCCAGTTTCCCCACCATTACCGCGGGGTCGCGGGTGAACTCGCCTTTCACTTTGATCGGCGGAATCGATCGCGCATCGAGACCCTTGCGGAAGCGCACCACGTTGTCATCGGCTCCGCCCCAGGCGAAGTCGGTGCCGGCAATCAGTGGATCATCGGGCAGTGCGCGAGCTGGGCGGTCCTGGGCTTTGCGAATGGTGTCGAGGTCGATGTACTGGCCGGCGGCGCCTTTTGGGAACAAACCGCGCGCGCGGACCCTGAAATAGTCGGCGTCATCGTTGCCTTCGCATTCCGAGAGCCAGCCGTTGATCTCATCAACATTGCAGCCTTCCACGTCGCGCGAATCAATCACCCAACTCTTCCAGCGATCGCGTTGATGTCCGAACACGGCCTCGTAGAAGTAGCCGGTGTTGCGCGTGGGATTCGAGATGATGAGAAACAGCTTCTCTGTGTTCTCGTCGGTGAGGGCGCCGTTGGCGACGCGGAAGATTTCGTCGGAGATCTCGCTGGCCTCTTCAAAGATGAAGATCATTCGCCGGCCGGCGTTGTGCTTTCCCGCGAACGCCTGCGGGTTGTCGGCGGACCAGGGCATCAGGTCCAGGCGCCAGGTGTCCTCGTGACGCTCATCCGCGGCCTTGATGGCTTGGGTGTGGACCTGCCAGTCGGCGCTGTTCAATGCACGGCGATACCAGCGGGAATATTCCGGCTGCATGACGGTGGTGAGTTGGCGATCGGTGTTCGCGGTCACGCGCACCATTGAATCAAGGAATGTGGAATTGCCCCACCAGCCAACAAAGACACCGAGAGTGGTTTTGCCTGGACCTTGACCTGAGCTGATGGCAATGCGACACACCTTGTCGCGCGTTTCGGCTCCGAACCGCTTACGATCCTCACCGGCGAGAGAATTACTGAACCAGCGGCCGATATAGTCGAGAACTTCGCCCTGCCACTCGCGCGGCCCACTGTAATTTGCAAGCTCGCCTTCGCCCCAGGGGAATCCGTAGAGCACGGCGCCCAGGGGATCGTGTTGCAGCTCGATCAGCCTGTCGGTCATGGCCTGCTGCCAATCGAAGCTATTTGCGACGGCTGACACGTTGCTCTGCTTTCTCCAGGGCTTTCAACATGCGTTCGGAAAGAGTGAGGTTCATGTTCACGTCGAGCGGCTTGTCGTGCAGGTGGTTGATGGTGGAGTTCTCCATTGGCCGGCCGTAGGCCCGATCTTCGAGATAGCGCAACACGTTCGTAAGCGGGATGATTGAGAATCTGCCCTGGTAGTCTGGGCCGCTGATCACGCCTTCGTCTGCGTTCTGTTTCTTTTCCTTCTTACTCAGCTCAACCACTACACCGGTTTCCGGATCGATCCCGAGCCGATTGCATTCGAGTTCGATCAGCGAGCCCCAAAGCCTTTCCGCTTTCGCCTCGGCGAGAACTTTTGCGGCGACGTTTGCGTTGGTGGGCCGCTCGGCTTTTTTCCTGCCCACCTGGGGGCACTTCCCACACGTGCAATCCTTGGGGTGCTTGCGAGATCCGCCGCGGCCTTTTTTCTCGGGCATCGTTTAGGTGTAGGGAAAGAGTTCGTTCAGGTGAGCGACGCGAAATTCTCCGAGACACGCGCAGCCGCACTTTCCCGTGGAACATTTGCGGTGCTGGCCGTGCATGCAGCAGTGACACATCGGCGCCCGAGTTCCTGGCCAGGGCTTGCGGACGACCAGCGGTCTGCCGAAAGCGCTCGAGCCCGGCCGGTTCGCCAAGAAGCGATCGGGATTGACCACCACGGGCTGCTCTGCGATAGGTTGGGTGTCGATCATGCGAACTGTTTGCGGTGGCCGCCCTGGGCACACCAGGCGATGGGCAGCCGGTCGTAGATCTTGCGGTTCTGGAGCCGCCAGGCGTCGAAACTCGCCGGCTCCACGCCCAAAATCAGGCACCACGACATATATCGTTGATAACGATCGAGATCGGTGAGAACGGGCACGGGCTTTGATTTCGCCTACTAAATCAAAAGAATCAAACAGCGAGAGCACCCTGGACGGCGGCGGTGGCGGCGGCGTCAGTGACCTTCAAGTATTCGCCGGTCGAAGAAATCGATTTGTGACCGAGATGCTGGCGCACGTTCTGAATTCCCGCCTGCTCAATGGTTTGCATGGCGATCGAGTGCTTCAGCACATGCGGGTGGCGGAGGTGTTTGGGGATCCCGGCGGCTTTCCCGTACTCCTGGACCAGGCGCCAGAACCACTCGCGGGTGATCGGGAACAGTCTTTGATTTCCCCTGAATAAGCAAAGGAAATCAAACAGGGTTTTTCGGCCGTTCAGGAGCGGATCCGCGTGCTCGACCAGGCGCTGGGTTGTCTTCAGAGATCCCTTCAGCCGCTGCACGGTGATGTGCTCGCCGTCGAAGTTATTTCTTGTCAGTGCAACCACTTCCGACGCTCTCAGTCCGTGGCAGAAGGCCAGCCAGATCATCAGGTAGTCGCGCTCCCGCTTGGCTTTCGCGGCGCCGAGCAGCGCGAGGATTTGCTCCCGATCGAGGCTTTGCTTTCCCATCAGAAATCAAAAACAATCAAAAAAGTTCACAAAACAACGTAGTGTGAAGCCGCTAGCGGCTCAGAAACCCCGCCAAATAGGGCACCAGCGCCTTGACCCCTTCGACGGCCAGTGCGGTCACGATCGAGGTCAGCGCGATGTTCACCCAGCGGTAGCGATCGACGCGCCTGTGCAGTTGGGTGAGGGCCTGGTCCTTCTTTAACCCGGCGGCTTCGAGCCCTCGGATCTTCGCCCAGGCGTCGTTGACCGCACGCAGCAGCTGGGCCTGGTTCATGTCCTCGTACTGGCGCGAGCGGTCCTGGGCGTTCAGGGTGCCGAGCTGGTGGGCTTTGGCGATGGCGTCCATTAGGCGGTGAACACTGGCTTCGATTTCGGAAAAGCGGAACAAATGGAAATATTAGTCACGGACCGCGGCCAAGTCTTTATCGACGGCCATTCTCGCGTAGTGGCGGGCCTTGCCTGGTGCGTAGTTCCAGCCGTCGCGGAACTGGAGAAAGTAGCTCCACCAGGCGGCCTGGCGTTTGCGCGCGTGGTTCGGTTTACTCATGGTCTTAGTTGCTGGCGAAGCGGCGGGCGCGCCGATCGGCGATCACGACTTCAATGCACTCCCGCGCGAAATCTTCGATCGAGCACACTTCGGGCTCATCCAGCTCGCCGGTGTCGGCGGCTGCCAGGTGCAGCTCCTCGAGGAGCTTGTCGGGAAGTGTGAGGCGAAGGTGTTTCATGGACTTTGGTGATGGTGGCCGTCACGGGCCTCTCGGGTTGGTCGAGCTGTCCGTTTCGGCGAAAGCTTTCATGTGTGGCGCGATAAATTCCGGCGGTCACCATGACGCACATTCCAACCTTCGGCTTGTCTGAACGCCTGAGCCAGAGAATCACGCGGTGGCTCCGCTCGGCATCGGCTCTTCATCGTCCCACGTGGCCGGAATGAACTCGTGATCCATTCCTACGTCGCCTCGGGCGGCTTCGATGGTGTGGGCCTCTCTGGGCTCACCACAAACGATGTCAGCCTCCCTGCTCGCGCAAACCGTTCCCGCCGGAGCTCGCTCTGCGCTTCGCGTTAAAGCCGGCGGTCCTTGAAGTGCCTGTTTCGCAGCAGCCCACGCAGAGCGTAGGTTTCCGTAGAGCTTGCCACCAGGCGACTTCCACATCTTTTTCAACACCCGTTTCCAGCCCGCGTGCAGCAGCCCAGCTTCTTTCTGGGAGTCAGTGAGCTCGATTTCGTTGGGCAAGTTAGGAGTCACGCGGTGGCCGCTCCCGCATATTGCTGGAATTCGGCCGGCGGTGTGGCCACCAACTGGATCTTCGGCTTCGGTCCCACCCAGCGCAGGCCTGGGATTTCGCCGGTGGTAAAGCCGATCTTCGAGATCGCGATCGTTTCGACTCTGGTCGGACGTTCGCCGAAGTAGAGCAGCTCGCGGCAGATGATGCCACGCTCCGGATGTTGTGGATCCACCCAGTCCGCGCGGCCGGCTTCGACCTGCTCGGTCACGTAGAACAGGCTCTTTTTGAGGAAGGGACGGTCAATCGCGGGATTCGACCGTCGAGCAAAGACAGGAATTCTCATGGGGTTCTGCGGTATGCGCGGCTGCGACGCGCCGGCGGGCGTTCGAACAGGTGTGCCTGGGAGCACGGGATACGAGAACATCGGCCTTCAATGGGCCGACAACAGCTTCGAGAATGCTGCGCAGAAGGGAACAGAAGCAAGTTACTAGCGTGCTACACCCGAAGAGGGCCAACAGCAAGGCTTTCGTGGTCTACGAAGTGCGGCTCCGTGGGGAGAACCGGTGGGATGGGTCCCTACCCGCCGGCGGCGGAGTGGTGGTGGGCATTCCGGGCGGATAGAAAATGTTCCCGTGAACCAGTTTGCTTCCGTTTAGGTTCGCAACGCCGCGCCCGTCAAGCCAGCAGTCATAGAAATTCCCGAGGCGACCGCAAACGACCTCCTCTCCTACCACCGCGTAGGTGCCGGACTCGAAGATCATCACGTTCGGCGGGTAGAGTGCAAGCGCGGCGGGAAAGGGGCAGTGCGAGAGAAGCAGACATGCGAGCGCGAGGCTCACGGGTGCGGCTCCCGGGCGGGCTCGCGCGTGAGCCTCACCCAGCCGTTCGGGAGCAGCTCGTACTCGTTGTGGCAGCCGTCGCAGACGACACACCAGAACTCGCCGCCCCAGGAAACCAAGAAGGGCTTTCCGCCGCACTGCACGCACGTCCAGTCACTGCGGGGGATGAAGATGCGCTCGCGGTTCCAGCGGTCTAACACCTTTTCGATGTCTGCGATCGGAGCGCTCACTTCGCTTCCTTCTTCTGCTTCGCCCAGTCTGTGAAGATTTCGTAGCAGCCAGGCGAGCCCACCACGAACGAGACGCGTCCATTGGAGATGATGGGATTCGGCAACAGGGTCACTATCGTTTCGTCGGCATAGAGCGTCGCTGGCTTCTCTGAAACGCAGTGAACGACGTAGAGAGTGGTGTTGGAATAGGGAACAATCAACTGTTGCCGTTTCCCCGCAAGCATCCAGAACGCGAGCCATAGAGTGAATTGCGTCACTTCGCTTCCTTCTTCTGCTTCGCCTTCTTCCGCGCCTCGACCTTTTTGAGGAGGGCTTTGGAATCGGCGTCGAGCTGGGCGACGGACTTTTCCAGTTTAGCCCAGCGGGCCTGCACGGCCTTGCGTGCGGCGATTGAACGTTGTTCCTGTGTCATGTTCCCGGCGCGGGCCTTGCCACCGCGCCTACCGAGTGAAACCGCCGCAGGGTCTTTGTGTGTCATTGCTGCATTTCTACCACGAGATTCCACGGACATATACGTAGCGGTTGGTAACTCGATGAAATCAGGGCGAATAAAGTCCTTGACTATACGTAGCGGTAGAAATAAAGTGTGAGGCGTAGAACGGATCGGGCGAGTGCTACCAACACTCACCCGGCCCTAACCAAAATTGACCTTACTGGAGGCCAACGTGGCTACATCCACAGTACCAAAAATACCCTCTCTCCATCCGTTGTTCGTCGAGATTCTCCGCCCCGTGGTTCCGCCTCGCCCCAAGCTCGAATTCATGGTGTTCCCCACCCGCACTGACACCTACGTCTGGAAGATCGTCGGCATCGAAACCAACCGCACCATCTCCCGCCACAAAAACCTGCGCGAAGCTCTCCGCCGCTGCGCCCAGCTCAACCGGCACCTCGAAGAGCCCGCGATGGGCTTCTGCGAATACGAAACTCCCGAATCCTCGTGGGGCGCGTGCGACGGCGGACAACGCTGCAACCACACCGGCACCGTTCACGATCTGGCGAGTGAACTCGATCTTTGCCCCAAACACTTCGAGTTGATGGGGGCGCTGTGAAGTTCAGCGAGCTGATCTACACCACCGACGCCGAGCGTGACCTGGTCGAAGCCGCCTTGTTGCAGGAAGTCTGCAACCAGGTCGATCGGTTCACCGAGTGCGTCATCGCCTGGTGCGCGGAGAGAGGCATTCCGGCACCGACAACGATCAAGGAGGTCTAGGTGACGGAACAGGAATTCAGGTTCTACGACGAAGTCTTTCACCCGAGAACTGGTGGTCCGCCGGCAGGACCGATCTTCCGCCAGGCCTTCGCCGATTACCTCGCCGGCAAGTTCGACCCTCAGGCCGTGATGCAGCAGTTCGCGGCCGAGAAAATTCGCAACCAAAGGAGAACACAGTAATGGCAACTCAACAGCACCCACTCACGCCGAACTTTATGGACGTCCACGACGTCCGCAGACCGAAACCTCCGCAACCGACCGTCGTCAATCCGCCGGCGATGCAGAAAGCCACTCCGATTCCCACGAAGCTCGCGATCTTCGGCGAGCAGGGAACCGGGAAAACCACAACCGCCTGTCTCTACGCAGCCGCGATCTCGAAAGAGTTCTACTCGGGCGCTCCGGTGTGGGGCACCGATCCTGAACTTGGGATGCAGTTTCCCAAGCACACCATTTTCAAACCGGAGAAGATCGAGTTCGTGCAGCGGACCGTTCCCACTTTCAAGGCGATGTTGACCGACATGCGCGACGCCGAACGTGCCGGCGCCTGCGTGTGGATGGTCGAACTCCAGAAGATCTGGATCGAGCTGCTCAAAACCGTTCGCGCGAAGTCGGGCTCGAACTGGGGCAACGAACTGAACGCGCTGTGGACCGAATACGTGGCGCACTTTCTCAACTCAAAAATGCACTGCATCGCGCTCGGCCGCGTGGGCGACGTCACCGACGACCTGGTCGACGACAAAGGCGAAATCACTCGCGTGAAAACCGGCGAGAAGATGAAAGCCGGCGGCTCGAACAACTTCGGCTACGAGCCCCACCTGGTGCTGCGCATGAAGCTCGAGCAGAAGCCCCGGCGCAAGGGCGGCAAGGTCGAGGAAAACGCCGGCCGCATGAATCACGTGGCCTACGTTCTCAAAGACCGCACCTGGGCGCTGAATGGCGAGGAGTTCCGCTGGTCGGACAAGGTCGGCTACAAACCCGGCGGCTACGCGCAGGTGTGGCAGAGCCTCAAGCCGCACTTCGCCGCCGTCCAGGAGACGATGGGCATCGTGCAGCTCGACACCACGGCGAGTTCAGAGGCCATGATCGACTCAAACGGCAACGGGGAGTTTTACCAGGCACGCGAGCGCAAGGCGGCGATCTCGGCCGAGATCAAAGCCTGTCTCGATGTTTCGTTCGCCGGCCGCGCGAAGGAAGACGTCCAGGTCCGCCTGGCCGTTACCGACCTGATCTTCGGGGTGAAGTCGAAAGAAGCCGCCGACGCGCTGCCGCTCGAAAAGCTGGAACGCGGGCTGCGCATCCTGCACGCCTACGAAAAATTCCCCGTCCACAAGCTCGAATCGAAGGAAGATGTTCTCAGCCAGGTGGCCGACGCGATCGCCGAGTACGATCGTGGCGAGTCGGAAGAATGGGAGGTGCCGTTCTAGGAGGAGCAGGGCGCGGTCGATATAAGAAAATTCTTATATCCCTGGCCGCGCGAGGGGAGCGAAGAATCGGGACTCATCCTGCGGGTTGTCGATGGAGAGTTTACGAGGGGGCGCTCCTCTCGCGGAGCCAGGGAGGCAAAATGGTTCACATCACGGCCGACTACGAAGTCAAAATTCGCGCGCGCATCACGGAGCTAAAGAAAAGGCTACAAGGCTTGCGGGATGGTGCTGGAGATTTTATCGCCATTCACAGGCTCGAAGGGAACATCGGCGCACTAGAGTGGGTGCTGCGCGAAGCCGGATGCAAACCATGATCCGCCGCCGTCCCATCCCCCGCTCCGCCTACTCCTGGTCAAGGGGAACCAAACCAGTAAACTCCCTGCGCTACTCGACCATCCTGGGCGGAGCCGCGATCGAATTTCCTGATGGCCGTCAGATTTGCCAGCCCAACGCCGCCGGATGGCGCGAGTACGCACGCCGGGTGGAGGAGATGGTCAGACGCCAGGAATTTCGCTGCTGCCTCTGTAATCGCCGCCTGACGATCAAGGACGCCACCTTTGAGCACCAACGCAGGCGAGGGATGGGAGCGGCATTCCGGGATGACCGGATCGAAGACCAGGCAGGGAACTGGGTCAACGGGGCGGCGCACTGGGTGTGCAACATAGAGAAGGGCTAGTCGGTGCCCACGCGATAGAAGTTTTTATAAGGCCAGTCTCCACGCGTCTGTACACCGTGGCGAACCATCGCACGTAAGTGCTCTTCCGCATCGGCCTCGTCGGTTTTGCGAATTACGAAAAATTGTTGCGCGGTTTCAGTAGGACGCCAGCCCGTGCAGGGGTCACACATCTGGGGAGTTTTATCCAGCGGCTCCCCCGGCCTGAAATCCCGGCCAAGATCAGCTACCAAATAACCGCGCTCCGCGAGAACCGCCAGAAGAATGCGCTCGTCGTCGGTCATCTCTCACCACGTTCCATTCTGACTGCGGGTAGGGACCCGATCTGCTCTCGCCCACGGTCCAGCTTCGTAGACAAAAGTTCGTCTTGCGTGTCCTGCACCACTTGCTTCAACGCATTTTCTACTGCTTCTTCTGGGCTGTCTCCCGTTCCCACTCTTAAAAGAAACGGGAGACCTTCCCAGACTACAGCTACTTCCCAGCGCCCTTGCTGGTAGGTGACCTTCACCGAAGAAATTGCAAGCCTGGGCGCGGTGCTCATCGCCCAACCCGACGACACCAGTACGTTCCGTCGGTCGCCCCTTCGAGAATCCAGTGAAAGATACCAGGGCAGCGATATTCGACTGCATCGTCGAACCAGACATATTCTTTCCCGTGAAGGCTCGCGCAGTAGTCGTGCGTATATGGCCACTGCGACCAGCCATTGGCCAAAAGGCATTCGCTGTGCCGCATTCCGTTCACCTTCACCCGCGTCGCCTCAACCTCCAGTGGTTCGGAAGGATCAGCGCGAGGCCTGACGATTTTATTCCCGCAGTCGATTTCGAGATTGTTGAAGCTCCAGTCGTGCGGGAATGGGCCAAAGGGAAGCGAGCAATCGAGCGTGGTATTCACAAAATAGTTGTCGGTGATCGCGACAGAGGAGGTCTCCTGTGCCGCCGCCGATCCGATGAGCAAAAGCACGATCAGAAAAGTTTTCATGGTTTCGCTTACCTCCCTCACTTGAGTGGCCCCGGCGCCGGCGCGATTACCGACTGCTCAACGTCCTGGGCGCCGTTCCAGTAGCTCAGCGTATTCTCCCCAGCTTGCTCGGTGAAGAGATCTACAGATCCGCCGGATGCGATCACACCCACCGGGATTCCCGTGCGTGCCGGCGGCACGAGAAACACCGCGAGCTGCTCACTTGAAAAGGGAAGAGGGAAATCTGCGGCCTGATATTCGCCGTCGAGTGGGGTGGTGTTCGGCAAACCGAGACCCGGATCCGCGGCGTAGAGCGCGGCGAATTCCTGGCTCCAATTTGTCGCCGTCCACTGCTCGGTGATCCAGTCCGGCATGTCGCCGGCGGCTGTCGCTCGGTTTCCAATTCCGCTTTGAGAGAACCAGGTGGGCGTGAAGGGTGGTGTGCCAAACAGCCCGAGCTGCTGCACGATCATGCCGGCGCCGCCGCCCATCCAGGCGGTGTTGTAAAGCGTCTTGATGGTGGCTGGGGCGCAGGGAAGTCCAAAACCGTACAGCTCTTTGATCAGCAGCGGCTTGGTTTCACCAGCGAGCTTCTGGGCGAAGGCGGATCCGTCGTCGCACTCGGTGGGATCGTTCGGATCGACGAGACTCTGCGCCCAGGTGTCGACGTCGCTGCCATCGGCGATCGGCCGCGTAGTGTCGACCAGGTGCACCGCCGCGGCGATCGCGGGAAAAACTGTGGCCTGGTGTCCGGATCCTGGAGGCACAACGTCCATCGGGCGCCAGAGCACGATCGAGGGGTGGTTCCGCTCAGCTTGTGCCCACTCGGTGGCCGTTGCCTGCATCCAGGCGAGCCAGTCGGCCTGGTTGTCGACCTGGGCCTGGGTGACGTCGGGGCCATTGCAATAAAAAACGCCGAGGACCAGGATCCCCATTTCGTCCGCGAGATCGAGAAACTCCCGGCCGGCATCGTCCCAATGGAATTCCGCGGCCGTCAAGCCCGATTGCTGCTGGATGTGGAACAGCATCGCGAGCGGCCGGCGATCGCTCAAAAGGCGAGTGGGCGAGAATTTGACTTCGTAGTCGCCCGTCATCCAGAGCGGGATCCCGTTCAGCAGAATTGTTTTTCCTTCGACCCAGACTTCACGGAAACCGAAACGATCGTAGCGTTCGTCGGCGAGCTGGCCATCGGTCAAGAAGGTGTGCAGCTGGTAGAGTTTCGGGTTTCCCGGCTGCCAGAGAATGGCATTCGCCCAGGGCGCCGTAAGCTGCGCGGATCCATTCACGATCGGCACCGCGGGAAGATCGAGCACGTCGGTCGATCCATCCATCACTGAGGCGCTCACGGTGGCCGCGGCTCCGGCGTTGACGGCCGTAACGTTCGCAGTGAGTGTGCCGTTCTGGAAACTGGTGATGACCTGGACGTCGGAAATGTATTCGTTCGCAGATCCGCGCCAGGAGAAGGTGACGTCGCCCATGATGCCCACCCAGTCGCGCTGGACGTCGGTGATCGAAGATGGCCGGTAGGAATTCGCGAGACAGTTCGGATTCGCCGGAGGGCATTTCGATTGATCGAGGGTCGCCCCACGACGAGTGTAGGTGTCGTCGGCGATGTGCGCGTAGATCTCGATTTCGTTCGCGCCGGCGACGACGAACGGAGTGATCTCGGCTTCGTAGGGTGAGAACTGGCCATAGTGATCGCCGGCGAAAGAGCCGTTCACGTAGACGGCGCAGTAGTGGCCGCACTTCTCAAGCTCCAAAAAGAATCGCCGGCCGGCGGAGATCCAGTTCGGCCGAATGTTGAGCGGAGCTTCGTACCAGACGGAGCTGGTGCCGTCGATGTATGGCGCTGAGGGCACGCGCATCGGCTGCCAGCCGGCGGTGGGAATCGAAGACTGCGGTTGATTGAGAACGTACTGCCAGGTGCCGTTCAAGTTCAGGGAGACGCGGAGCGCGGAGGAGACGAGGTCCTGCGCGGAGGCGACGGAGAGAAGCAGAAACACGAGCGACGAAGCGACGACAGCTTTCATTTGTAGTTCCCCTTTCGTTTTTGTTGGGGGAGGGGATCGAGCAAAAAATCGTTACGCCGGCACACACTCCATTTCGCAGCGGCAGATCCGGCCGCCGCCCATGTCTTCCCCGCACTCGCGTTCGCCCTGGTGGATGTGGCCGCAGCGGGGGCAGGTGGAGTAGAGATCGTCGTGGCGGGTTACTTTCCGGCATGGCCGAGAGACGGGAGAGGGTTGGACTTCGGTCATAGCTGGGGACTCCGCTTATGCGCCGTCTTCCGCTCGATCTCAACCACAGAGCGATTCCACTCGTACTCGTCCATCAACTCGGGATTCCGCACGCGAACCCGGTCGATATCGAAGTGACATGTCGGCGCGTATTTACTGGCGAGAGTTTCGTGGTGATCGCGCAACGCACGAACGACGGCAAAAACGCCTTCCCTCGGGTCGTATTCGGTCGCACCAGTCAACCCGCAGTCTTCGCACACCCACGACTGTTTTTGTTTCATGCCGCCTTCCTTTCCGTGCTCGGCTCGACTCGCTTCATGTGGCCTCCTCGAACAACGATTGCTGAGCAGGCGGGTGTTTCAGCTTCCACTGCGCATAAGCCTGCTGGTGGGCCGGGCAAAGGTCTTTGTTCGGAGCTACGCGCTCAGAGTGAGCAGCACAGATCGGCTCGTCACACGTCCCTGATTTGTGCGATGAAACTTTCCAGTCGCAGAGGCTCGTCGCCTCTCTCCCGCAGGCGCAGAATTTCGGGCGCGAATGGCCGCCGCAGATAATCGCGAACCCGCCCGGAGTTTCGATGGTTCTACGCATGCGAAAATAGCTCCGGTTGTTGGCGCTCGCGGAGGAACTCTTTCCGGTGTTCCTCTTCGAGTCGCGCGATGCAGTCGAGACACGGGCCTTTCCTGCGATCATCGACGCGGTGCTGGGTTTGCTTCTGACATTTGCCGCACCAGGCGGAGACGGAAACCGTGTTGAGCGTGTGGTGCTCTTTCACGCGCTCCTCCTCACCGTCCGGCACAGCCGTTGCCGTTCGATGCTCACCACGTTCACCGGACGATTGCGGGCAGGGACCCGGCGGAGTTTCGCCAGCTTCCCGCCTGCGTAGATGACAATCCCGAACAACCCGAAGCCACAAAGGGCGAAGACCTTGGTCAACACCAAAGCGAACAGCCAGAGATTCGTGAATTCAGCTTTCACGCCATGACCGCCTTTCTTCCGTCGTTTCTCACGATCGCCGACTCTTGACCCGTATAGCGGATCCACGCACGACGGATTGCGCCGGAGCCGGGGAAAAGGTCGTCTAATCGATCGACACGCGACGCCCCGAGTTGGCGAAACATCCACTCCGCGAAAGCCGGGGGCTTCATGCCCACCATTGCGCCTGGAAAACTGCGAAAGCGGCCGCGCGCGACCAATCCGTCGCTCAGGTCCTGAACGACATCTACCCGTAACGGACGGCCACCTGCGACGATTAGCGGCTCCCAGGAAACCAGGGCGCGGCGGCTCTTGGTGTGGCGCGGGCCTTTGAACCACGCGCAGATTCGGACTCCCTCCGGGCAAAGCGACAGAACGTCGCGCAAGGCCTCAGACGACGTGGAGAGCGCCCAGCCGTCCGGGTAGTTTGCCGTCAAGAGCTGCAGGAGCGACGCATGATCGACTTCGGATTTTTCAGGGTAGAGAAGCGCTTTGCCGGGATAAGGAGGGTCGGCGTAGGCGAAAACCATTGGCCGATCTGTCGCCTCGAGCTCAGAGCGACCCACGCGAAACCGCCACGAGGCTTGGCGGCATCGTTTGCCGCAAAACTTGGAATCCCGTCGCGCCGATATCGGAAGGACGGCTTCACACCATCGGCAGTGTCGCTGGTCGACGTCGCGGACGGATCCCAGAGACGCGTAACTTGTGGCCACCTGCGACGCGTCGCTTCCGCCGGTAGAAGCGACACCTACATAACCGTCGTCGCGGACCGGCGAGACGCGACAGGAAATCATCAGGCCACCTCCGCAATGGTTCGGCTGAAGGGCGCGATCCGCTCGTCGCCGCAGCCGAGACAAACTCCCATTCGTCCGCCGTCGAATTCAAACACTTCGACAAAGACCTGCTCGCCGCCGCAGTTTACGCACCAGCGCATGTCCTGACAGACGAAGGGATCGAGGGCGGTGATGTCTCCTCCAGAACCACCACCGCCCAGCTCGCGGCCTGAACTGTTCGGGGCAGTGTCAAGCTGCGAAGTCATGGCGCACTGCTCCTTTCAGCGGCCGGTAGCGGAGAACGTTGTGCTCGTCGCGGAAGGCTTCAAGGAAGCCCATCGCTACCAGATCGTCTAAGTCGCGGGCGACGGAGCCGGGGAGAACTTCGCGCAACTCGATCGAGGCTTGTTGGGAACGCTCGCGGCGAATGCGAACCCGAGCGAAGGTTCGCGGTGGACGGGAAATTCTCGTGACTGCGGTTGAAGCCATAGTCTTCCTTTCCTCCTAGGCGGGTCTGACGGCAAAAATCGTTCTACTTCAAATTCGCGAGAACGCGCGCGGCTGGCCGGTTTTGTTCCGAAAACCGAACAAACTCACGGCCCCTTGTCCGCGTCCTCGAAATTCCAGTACCCCGCAAGCCGCAACGCGACAATTCCGTCCTCGATCGAAATGCGGCGCTGTGGGGTGCTCAACTCTTGGCAGGCTTGCGCGAGCGCGGCCCGTTTGCTCATCGCGGGCTGAGCCTTAACCTGTTCCGGCGCGATGAACTGGACGGCGCTGTAGGGCATCCTCAATTCACGGAGGGCGTCGGCGAGCAGAAGTTTGTGCTTGTCGCCGATGTGCAGGAAGTCCGGCGTCGGAACCGAGACGTAGAGAACGCCTCCGACTTCGTGGTGGCCGCGGGTGGGCCGCATCCAGGTTTCAAACGAGTGCCGGTTGATTTTGTGTTCCAGCACTTTCAGGACGCGCGACCAGTTGGACTCGGACTCGACTTCGGGCGGGGGAACGGGCTGCGATTGAGTTGGAGCTACCCTGGTGAGAGAGACTACGCGGCGCACCAGGGCAGATTTTTCATCGCGCGTGAGTTTGCGCGATTTCACGTCGTCGCTCGGGAAGTGAGGCCGTTGATCGGCTGTGGGCGCGGCAATCGGGGTGATCGGGGCGGCTGCCTGCGGACGGAAGCGCAGCGGAGTCTCGCGCCCGTTGCACTTTTTCCACTGCTCGAAATTCTGGCGCGGTGTCAGGTGCTTCGCCGACTCCGGGTGTAACACGTAGGTTGCCGAGCGGCGAATCTTTCCGTTGACGTGGGTGTTGGCCGAGTGCTTCAACTTCAAAACTTTCAGCCGCTCCAGTTTGTCGATGTGGCGCTGCACGGTGCGGTAGTGAAAGCCCGCATCGACGCTTACTTTGAAAGTGGGAGCCCAGAGATCGGGGCCGTACTGGCTGCGGATGACGAGGTAGCGGAGGGTTCTCGCAACGCCGGGCTTGAGATTCGAGGCCTCGATTCTTTCGAGGGCGAGCGGAGACAATTTTCCACTTTCCGACTCCGGCAAGTTGCGGTATGCTGTGGCTGTTGCCATAGCCTCTTAGGCGGGGGCTGACGCAATTCACGGCGCGAAGATGTCCCTTCGCGCCGTTCGCTTTTACCCGAAGAGTTCTCCCTTCATGCCGCTTCGGTGCGGCGATTTTTTTGGCGTTCCGACTGCGCTGGCTTTTTGGGCGGCTGAGTTTGAACGGAAACGCTCGCGCCCCAGAATTCTTCGAACAACGAACCCAAGAGAGCCTTCCGCCGCTCGACGATCGCGGGCCAGACTTTGTCCGGGTGAAGCCCCAGGACCGAGTAGGTCGCCGCCACAAACGGCTGCGAGTAGCCGCGGGCTGCATAGAGCAGGGTGAGCCAGGCGATGCGATAGTCGCACTGGAAATGGGGGTTGGGTTCGTGCAGCTCGGCCTGCCAGAGGCGCCCGAGAACGCGCTCGACGAAAGGGCAGAACGGGGGGCTGGGCATCCGCCGCTTGTAGCAGAGCTTCAGGCGGCATCGGCGAACCTCGACCGTTTTGTAGGATTTACGGAACTGGCGGGCTTGCGATGGGGCGGGCGTCGCGAACTTAACCTAATACCTGTCATTATCGGACGCTGATCGACAGTTGGCCCCTCGCTCAGCGGCGATCCGTTGCCGCCGCCACCGTTGCCACCACCGCCGTTTTTCTTCTTCCAGCGGGCTTTGGCCGCGAGGCGCGCGCTCTCTTTTCGTTGCTCGGCAGTCATGCGACTAGCGCGGGTCTTGCCGCCCTGCCTGCCGATTCGCTTCGCCCACTCTTCTGCGGTGAGCAGTTCAGTTGTTGCGACGCCTTCCGTTTTTGGTGCCATGACCGCGATTTGTACCACCTATGCGTAGTGGTTCGCAAGTAAAATCTGTAGTTCCCGCGCAAAAACCATACAAAACTCCACTGAAACCACCGACTTCGGGGGGGGGGTAGCTCGCGAGGTTCCCCGATCCTACGCGATCACAGCCCCGCGCAGCCTGGCCAGAATCACACCGTGTTCATGCGGCGAAGAGGCGCTCACCAGTCCGAACCTCCCGAGCAGCGCCGACTCTCAGCCTACCCATGACAATTTGCACGGGCGACACTCTGTAGCAGCGACAACATGTACGAGTGACAATTTGTCGAAGAAAAGTTCTTGATCTTGCTGTTGGTTAGAGCAGTTAAGATCCAAACACCCGATTAGATGGTAAGGGGTCCCCAAAACCTAGTGCGGTGGCGCGCCCTCGACCTGAAAAGCCGATCGCCTTTCCTTTCGCGCGCAATCAAACTGCATTTTCTGGACGTGCAACCCCAACACCCGCCTGATAAGTGCGGCGAAGCAAACCGAGGACCAAAACCCAGGAGAGATTTCAGGAGTGGAGACGCGGGCGGGAACAACCGGGCGGAAACTGCGGCCTCAAAACGCGGGGGAAAATGGATAGTTTACGGTGCGGTGACTTCTTCGAGTTCGTACCGCCGGGCGGAGAGCCCTACGCCGATCGAGTTCCGGTCTTCGAATTTGTCGGCGATCGCAAAGGTTTTGCCGTCGATCGTCGCGCAGATCATCTCCAGGGCGGAGTCGAGCTGCTTTTTTACTGCGGCGCGGTCCACCTTCACGGCGAATTTGAGATCGCGGCGTTTTTTGGTGGCGTCGAGCAGCGCCTCGACCAGGTGATCCTGGTGTTTGTAGTAGGCCTTCCCTAGCGCGAGCGAGACCAGGGCTTCACTGGCGAGCTTTGAGAGTTCGGCGCTGGTGAGTTTCTTCGGCATTTTGGGAATCAAGAAGTAGTGTCCGCGAGCGCTGAATATTTTCGCTCGAAGACTTCTTTGGGGTTCAGGTACACGTAGCCGTCGGACTGAATGACCCAATAGTCGCCAACTTTCGGTGTCATTCGAGAGCACATCGCGGCGGTTGCCCACACGACCTGGCTGGGGTTTTGGTCGTCGCCGATCACTAGTTCAATTTCCGGGCCTTCGGGCGTTTCGCGCCCCCCGCGAATTTCGAGGACAGCAAAAGCGGAAACCACGACGGGATTGGCGGTGTACTTCATCTAAAATTTCCTACTAAAGCGACAACCCATTCAGTGCGATCGAGCGGTTCGCCGTCATGCGCGCGTCCTGGATGAGTTCGATCACCCGCGAGAAATCCCGCGACGGTGGGCAGTTCTGCATCACCACTTCCGCGAAGTTTTTTGCCGCCTGATTAATCGCGGAATATTTCGGCAGCGTCTCTGGCGTCGGTGGGTGGTAGCTGAAAAGTTCGGCGAGGATTTCTTTGTGGCTGAAGGAGCGGCCTGCAAGACCGCCGGCTGGGTTAGCCGCCTCGCGCTCACGGTGAAAATTCTTCTCAATGCGCTCACGTAAACTCGCGTCGGGCGCGGCCTGGGTTTTCTCTTGGTCGTAGCACATGCGTCGAGTCTCGATCTCTTCCCTGTTTACTGGCTAGATGCCCGAAGTAACGCGCCCCTCGCAGCCTCGGTGTAGGATGGCAGCCGGAAAGCGTTTCCAAAACCATTTCCAAAACGGTTTCCAAAACACCCCAGGAGGTTCTTATGCCCGCCCGTCAAGCCGCACCCTGCATCCGCTGCAACGAGATGATTGAAATCAGCGAAGCCGCCCTGGTCGCCGACATTCGCCTGCGCACCGTCGGCATCGAGGAAGCCATCCGCTCCCCGCAGGCCTCGGTGTGCATCTGTGTCACCTGCACCGACCTGATGTCGAAGGGCGACGAGCCGCCACAGAGAACGCGGCCGCTTGATCACCTGGTCTACGAGCTCGTCCAGGAGATCGTCGCCAGTGATCCCAGCTTCACCTTCCTGAGCTGGATCGCGCTACGCAAGGAAAAGGGCTTGTCTGTTCCCGCGCTCTCGGAAGCGAAAATCATCAAGGCGTGGAGCGAGTTCAAAAAGACACTCGCCCTGCCTGTGGTGATCGAGAGGGAAGGGGAGACGGCGTCGCCGACGAAGCGGCTGGCCGGCTAGAGCTTCACACCGAGTGTGGCGACGAAATCCTTCAGCTCAGGCCACACTGCTTTCAGATCCGCGAGGACCGCCTGGTCGAAAGAGATGCTCAGGGTCTGCGCGGGTGCGCCGGCGATCGAGTCCACATCCGCGATCGCTTTTCCTACGCCGCCCAGCACCACGCCCAGGGCGCCGGCAACTTGCGGGGTTTTCTCTTCCGCCTTCTGTACGAAGTGCAGGGCGTCTTCGGCGGCGATCTCAACGTCTTTAGCGATGGTGATGATGGCTGACTGCTTCTTGTCGCTCATTTCTTCTTCTCCTGGTGTTCGGTTTGAAATCGACTGAGGTTGTCCGCGTCCTCTAAGTCTTTGGGCACGGTGAGAGTCAGAAAGTTTTGTCGTTCGAGATCCCGAAGCGACAGGTACATCACAGTGGCCGCGTCTTTGAGCGCCTGCCCTTCGCCGGTCCAGTCGGCCCATTTCGCCGATCCGGAGCGCCACATGCCCGTGATCGCCGCTGAGAGCGTGGCGGAAACCAGGGCGTTCGCGACTTCGCGCTCGAGGCCCGCGTTCTTGGCGGACTCGAACATCGACACCGGATCGGGGATCTGGAAGATGCCCATGATAGATTCAGCGAAGGAGGCAACACATGGCGATGGACACACAAAACGGAACGCTCCACGAAGTCACCGAGGAGCAAGCGAAGACGTGGGATAAAGGCCCAGTCTTTAAGGTCGGGGAAGAGGTCGATCTAAAAGGCGGCAAGTTTGTCATCGTGGACATCGCGCCCGGACAATTGAAACTGAAGCCCAGAAAGAGCTAGGCGGCGGGTTTCGAGTCGGCGGCGTGGATCAGGCCGATGCCGGCGGTGATGCCAGCGGTGACGACAGGGAAGTTCAGCGGCTGGCCGTGATAGAGGGCGAGCCCAGCCGAGCAGAGTGTGCCCAAAATGGTGGCCACGCCTGCGAGTGTAGTTTTCCAGTCCTTCATGGTTTCCTCCTGTGAATTTGAAATTTGCTGATGGTGGGTAGGGACCCGATCAACTCACGCTCGGGCGATGCGTCGTAGAAAATCCTAGGTGGTGATTTCTGGGTCGATGGCCACAATTCCTGAGATCACTTCGAGCCTGGTGTCGGCCGATTGGTAGACTCTTCGCCGCGTATCCGGTCCGGCGCAGATGCAGCCCTTCGATCCTGAGCGAATATCTTTTGGGGGCAGCGGTTTGCCGTGCATCAAAAAGCCTACGCGGCCGTAAGTTTGCGTGCCCGCTTCCGGCTCCAGGCGCAGAACGTAAGGGCCATGTTCCTTGTCGGTGTAGGGCGGTCCGCAGATTTTCCAGAAGCCTTCGGGAATCGGGCCTTCGTCGCGGACAGCTTCTTTGGTGGGATCGTCGAAGCCTTCCCCCAGCGCGCCCGAGTACACATCGGAGTCGACCAGGATCCCGTCTTTTGAGAGCGAGTGCGCGAGGATGTTGAAGGTCCACATGGCAAAGCTGTGAGGGTTAGCGGGAGGCGAGTGCCGCGATTTCTTTCTTGAGGGCTTCGATCTCGGCCTGCTGCTCCTGAATCGCCTTAGTGAGCAGGGCCACCATGTTGGAGTACTGCACGCCAATGAGTTTCCCGGCTCTGTCGTAGGTGGAATTGCGCGGGTCAACTTTCTCCACTTCCTCTGCGATGAAGCCGAGCTGTTTTTCCCCGGTCGCTTTTAGGGTGTAGGACACCGGGTGCAGTTTTAATACTTCGGGGACCGCAAGCCCCAAGGATCGGACGTGAGATTTGTATTGACGAAGGCTCGCGCACGGGGCAAAAGAGAAGAACGTTGAAAGCGTGTAGGAGCACAAGGCTGTCCCTGTCAGCGTTCCCCCGGCCGGAGCCGCCCCCATGAAAAAGTTGCCCGGCGGCTCCGGAGCCGTTGATGGTGAAGACGCTGCCATTGTCGGTGCAGTCCGCGCTCGCGCAGTTGATGGTGAAGGGTGCGGCGTGAAACCCGATATTCGAGCCCGAGTTCTGCGTCTGAATGGTGTTGATGTGCGAGAACTGCGCGTGGGCTCGGGGAATGCAGAGCACCAAGAGCATCAACCCCAACAGAATCACGATGGCCCAGAGTAGCTTCGTGTGCGCGGGCGGATGACTCACATGAACCGTGGGAGCCCACACCGGCGCGGGAAGGGAAGGGGCCGATTCGGGCCGCTTTCTCGCGTTCTCCTGCCACTCGATTTGCGCGAGCGTCTTCGCGTGCAGGATTTCATGGTCCGCACCTGGCAGCGTTCGCTTCCAGGCCGCGTAGTGTCTCACGTAATCAGGATGTCGGTCGCTCATACCTGTTGGCTTTCCACCTGCTGCACGGTGCACGAGCCGGAGGCTGTTTCGATGTCGCCGACGAGCTGCCCAGGAGTGAACAAAAGGCTGCCCGTGGGGGGGGTGAAAATTGCCGGCGTTCCTTTGGCGATCGCAACCTGGGTGGCGCCGGCTGGAGCGGCCATCAGCAGGTCACACGTGGGCGTATTCGCGGAGTTGTAGTTCTCCTGCACCACGATCCGTCGGCAATAAGTCTGCGCGATCACCTGGTAGCGGGCGCTGTTGTCGATCGAGAAGGTGTTGGTCGCGTAGCCTGTTGAAGGGGTTCCAGCCATGAATGCCCTATTTCATGCTCACGGGGTTGGTGAGGTAGGTCGGATCAATCAGCCCGAGATTGTGGACTTCGTAGAACATGCGATAGGTGCCGAGCGGCGCAAAGCTCACGTTCGGGTTCACGTTCACTTTCACGAGACCCGAGCCGCCGGTCGCGGTCCAGGTGGCTGCAAGGCTGTCCCCCGAGGTGCATGCCGCCGTCGATTGCGCTGTGGTCTGGATCTGGGTGACGAATACGCCGAGGTTGTTTACGCCGCCATAGGTTGTCATTCCGGAGAGTTCGCAAGAATTGGCGCCGGTCGCGTCTTCCGCTTCGATCGACCAGAGAATGTAACCGCCGACGAGCTGTGTGCTGCCCGTGGTGTAGCTCAACACCACCTGCGCTCCCAGTGCGCCGCTCGCCCCGGTGAACTGCATACGGTGGCCGCTGGTGATGCGATGGACGAGAGGTCCGGCGGCGGTGCCGGCGTAATTCGGCTCCGGACCGGCGACGTCCTGCCAGGTCTGTGGAAGTGCTGATTCTTTGTTGCCCCAGATGTCCAGGAAGCCCGAGGGGATGTTCGTCGAGGACCAGATGCTCATCGGCGTCGATGCAGCCGCCCAGTCGTTGCCCTGGATTATGGCCGAGTTCACAAACTGCGAAGGGTAGGCGATGGCGCCGGCGGCGAAGGCGGCGGTTCCAGTTTGGCTACCGGAGAAGGTGAAGCCGGTGCAGCCAGTGCCGTCGTTGGTGGGACTCGAAATAACGAAGTCGCCGTTGTAAGTGGGAACGTTGGTGGATCCGGTGACGTTGCGGATGGACCAGGTCTGGCCGGCGGCACAATTCGCGGTCAGGTTGTGGGTCTGGGTTTCGGTGCAAGTGCCGGCGGAACAGGAAAGCGCGGTGATCGTAGAGCCCGCGGGGCCGACGTTTTTCATTTGCAAGCCGATCCCCAACACCGGGTAGCCCGTGATGACGCCGGCAGTATTGCCTTCGATGTCGAGCTGCGAAAGGATCTGATTGATCGACTGATTAAAGCCGATGCTGATGTAGACCGCATAGGGCGCGTCGTTGCAGGTGTTGCCCTTGATCACTACCGACGACATCAGCGGCGCGTTGGTCGCGCCAAACAGGATGCAGCCCACTCCGGGAGCGTTTTCTCCGATCTGGTTTTCAACGTTGCCGATAATGACGGCCGGGCCGATCGAGACCACGATACCTTCGGAGTTCACGTGCAGCAAATCGTTGTCGATGATGTGGACGTTGTAAACGGTCTTCGAGACTTGAATTCCTTCGCGGCATCCGGTGTCGTACTGGTTGTGGCCGCCGGTCTGAACCGCCGAACAGGTTCCCCAGATCGCGGTGCCGCCGCTCGAGTAAGTCGCCGTCCCGGAGTTGGTGATGGTGAAAGTCGTGTTGTTCTGGCCCGAGGTCCCGCCGACGCTCGCGACCACAAAAGTTCCGTTGTAGCAGGTGCTCACTGAGCACAAGGTGCTGACGCTCGCCTGGATCACCATGTTCTGCCCGGTCCAGATCTGCATCGCGACCGAGCAGGTCACGGTCCAGGTGGTGCCATTGTTGGTGATGTTCGAGATCGGGCAACTGGCGGCGCCCCCGCCCTGGCCGGCGTTGTTCGGGTTCGAGTTGTGGATGTGATTCCCACGGATGGTTACGTTCTGAAGCGCACCCAACCCAGTGTTTGCGAGAACGTTGATTTCGCCGTTCGATGCGTTCGCGACACAGCCTACACAGTTGTTGGTGTCGTCGAGTTCGTTGTCGAGGATCCAGTCATCGGTCGCGATCCCGCCATTCACGGCGTTCGCCTGGATGCCGTTGGTGCCGGATTGTTGGACACGATTGCCGGCGGCGAAGCAGCGCGTGCAGTTGGCCATCGAGACGCCGACGGCGCCGGCCCAGAGCACGTAATTATCAACCGCAATGTCGTCGGTCGCGCCTGTCGCCGTGGTTGAGCCCAGTTGGATTGAGGGGCCAGTGCCGCTATTGAGAAGAGAACCCTTGAGGCCACAGTGAGCGATCGAGTCGCCGACCCCGCTCAGCGTGATGTCGGTCGCGTTTCCGTTCTGCGAGAAATCGAGGACGATGTTCTGTCGCGCCTGACACATCACCAGGTCGTCGTTGCCGGAGACCGTCCAGGAGAGACCCGCCCCAAAGGTGACTGGCACCGTGGGCAGCAGGACCGTGATGTTGGATTGTGATTCCGCGATGCTGGCTGCGACGGCCCCGCCGGAATCTTGTCGGGCGTCGCACGTACCCCCGTTGGCTGAGACTTTCGCCAAGCAGGCATTCAGTCGCGCGTCAAATGTGGATCCTGGCTGCTTGCTGACGTCGACCACGGGCAGGCTGGGAGGCAGGTTGGCATTTGCCGAGGACGCCTGAATGTTGACATTCAGCGGGCCGGAGGAAAAGGCGGAAGCCCGCGCCCGCAAATTCGTCCAGCTGGATCCATCGAACTTCCAGGTTCCGACCGCCGTGGCGGAAGTTGCCGTCGTTCCGGTGGGCGTAGTGCCGGTGATCGAGTACCAGGTGCTTCCACCATCGCCCGAGACTTCAAACTGCACCGTCGCTGAAAAACTGCTCCCGGAGGGGCCGAGTGTGATCGAAGCCGCGCCCACGCTGGGCGGAATTGCCAGCGACACGCACGCGCCATTGGTCGAGGGTCCGTTCGCGGGCGTGCAGCTAGAGGCAGAGGCGGTGATGTTGCTGTTGGCGTTCGGGATCTGCGCGAGCGAAAAGACGGAGGCGAACAAGATGGCTAGGCAGAGTTTTTTCATGGAGTGTCCTTGGTAATCGGGAGTGGGTTTCAGGCGAGAGCTATAATTTGGAACATGTCGCCCATCACAGAGGAAGCCGCAAAAGAGCTAGTCCAGGCCTTGCTAGCTACCGTCGCCAAGTGCAGGAACCAGGAGATGGAAATCCGCGCCCTCGAGTCAGCCCTCGAAAAAGCCCTGCCGCCAGGCCATGACGAATTCAGCCGACGACTGAAGCAGTTGCGCGACGAAAAAGCCCAGCGCGAAGAAGACGTGAACCTGCTCATGTCGATGCAGCGCCTGGAAGCCCTACTCAAAGCGTGAACCGTTTTTCGCATTGACTTCAGGGGAGAAAAAGGGGAACATTGACGCTATGTGGGCCATTGAACTCGTTGCCGAAGTAATCCTCGCCATCTGGTTCGCTCAGGGCGTTGTGGGCCTACTTCATTGGTACTTCGCCCGCCGTGAGCGGCGCGCGCGAGAAAATCGAACCCCAAGACCCATCGGCACTTTCATTGACCCGAAGCACCATTGGGGGCCTCGGCCGTGGTGGCGTTCCCGAGCGCAGCGGAATACGCAGCAAGCCTAGTATTGACACTCGCCATCGGAACACCCGCTCGATTCAGCGCAATTGCTAGGCGCGATTTAATCATCGGATCGTCAACAACCGCCTTCAGAACGGCAGCCACTCCCGCACCAGCACCACTCCCTGTGACCATGCGACCTGCGGCCGCAGCGGCGGGTGTACCGATTCCGATCAATTGGTGATTACTGTTGCGGGCGACCGCTTTTTCTAGAAGCGGTTGCAGATCGAACAGGCGAGATTCCTGAGCATTTAAGCCGCTCAGCTCAGGGAATGCAGTGTTGAGTTCTTCTTTCAGTCCGCGCGCGAGCGCCTTCTGTGCCTCGATGCTGGCGGTCTTCAGCTCTCCGAAGGATTTCCCCTTCAGCTGCTGATAGGTTCCAGTCTTGAGAGCCTGTGCGTCGGCCGCCGGAATTTCCCCGGGCTGGTTGCGCAGGAATTCATTACCAGCATCACTGATGGCGTCGAGATCAGCTTCAGGATTCACCTGTCTTGAAAATCTGTCGGCCGTGTCCGATAGTCGCGAGGCAACCTGAAACTTGTTGATCGGCACCGTGGGGTTCGCAGCTACCGTCGCCTTGATTTTGCTGTTTAGGTCATCAATCAATCCGGAAAGTTTTGCGACGCCATCTTCGCTCACCGGAATGCCTTTCGCGAGTCCGGTAGAAATTGCACTCTCGGCCTTCGTTGGCGAGAGGGTAGTGGAAGGCTTCAGCGCGCTTTGATACATGTCCGCTGCCTTCGCCTGGGCTGCATCTTTGATGGCGGGATTCAACAGATCGCCCGCGCCCTTTAGGACTTCCGGCGCCGCCAGCGCCAATCCCATCCCCGTGCTCGCTCCTGCACCCTTTGCGTAATCGCCCTTCAGGAAGCTGTCGGCGGCCGCGTTGAGCTGCGGGCCTGCGAACGGGATGAATGAGTAGAGCAGATGAGCTGCGCCTTCGGTGTAGTTGCCCTTCTTGAAGGCGGCTTCGGCCTGATCGTAAACATCCTGCCGCACGTCGGCGTCGGATTTCAGTGTGTCGATGGGATGACTCACTGCCTGGTTCAATCCTTTAACCGCCGAAACCGGGTTCACCTGCTTCCAGAGTTCCGAAGCGAAATCTTTCGCGGAGTCCATCGCCGTGCGGGGCGCGGGAGCAGGCGTATAGCTGGCCGTCGGATCAAAAACGGCCGTCGCCGGAGCTGGCGCGGGCTGATAGCTCGCGGTCGGATCGAATTGAACTTGAGTTCCGCCCATTTTATTGTGGGACTGCGGCGACGGGCTTCCCGTTCGCGTCAACCTTCGTGACCTTGAAGGTTTTATTGTTTTGCACGATCAGATCTCCGACCTTGGCTCCGCCTCCGCCGCCTGATTGTGTCGTGGTCGCCGCCGGTTGCTCCGCGATCCCCAGCCTCTTTCCGATGTCGGCTTTTTGTGCGGCGAGCGACTGATGCACGTTGGCCATGTCCTGCTGGAGGACCTGGGCGACTGCTTTGATTTGCGGCAACGTGGCGTTCTGAGGACTAAAGCCAGAGACTTCGCCACGCGCGTTATCGGTCAACTGCCCTGAGAGCTTCGGATCGTTGGTCACGCGCGCGATTTCGCGGAGAGCCACACTGCGCGCGGCTTCGACGGCCGCCATGTTGGCATCGCCGACTAAGTTGCGATTCAGCAGGCGCACCGGCGTGTTGAGCCAGGGAACTCCGGTGTCGGGAATCTTTTCCGCGAGATCCGTGAACTGCTTCAGATTCTTTAACCCGGTGTTCTCGAATGCGGTGAGCGTGTCGAGTGTGCCGGTCACATTGTCGTAAGACTTCTTGTTCGCGTCATAGGCCGCCTTGTTGCCGGCGAGACTTCCGCCGGGATGGAGCTGCCCGGCTCGGTCGATGATCTGCGCAATCATGGCCGGACTACGCGCGCCCGCGGGGAGCTGGCCGGTCTGGAAGTAATTCTCGGCCGCCATGTCCTTCGCCTGGTCGGTGAGCAATCCCGATTGCAGGTTGAACGTGGCGAGCGGAGCCTGTTTCGCCTTCCAGGCGAGAAAATCCGACGGGCCTTTTCCGGGATTATTTTTCAGCCAGTCCGACTGCTGCACGATTTCTGCGGGCACGCCAGGTGCGCCGGTGCCGGGATGGTCCTTGTACCACTGGGCGGTGGCTTGCTTCTCGGCGGTGGTGGCTTCAGCTTCACCAGTCTTCGCTGTGCTCTCTTTGAGAGCCTGTTGCGCCTGCTGCTGCTCGGCTACCGCCTTCGCGCCCATCGAAGTCTTTGCAACTCCGTCGATGGCAGTTCGCAGGGCCGCTGGATCAGGCGTTGACTGAATGATCTGCATGGCCCTCTGGGCTGACCCGGGATCGAGGATTTTGTTTTTGGTTAAATCGTTGACCGTCTGAGTCGCAGCGGCGTGCAGTTGGTCGTCAGGGGTCGTCTTTGGGTCTACCAAGCCCTCCAGGGCGTCGCCGACGGCCTTGTGGGCGTCAATGAAGGTTTGCAAATTCTTAGAGCCCGTAGTTGCATCGGTCGCGGCGATGTCGGAGATCGCTTTCTTGATCCCGAGGCCTCTCTGCGCTTCCTGCTGGGCCGCATCCGCCGATCCGCCATACTTCAAGACACCCTTTGCCATGTCCTCGAAATAAGTCGGAGAAGTGGGATCGGCGTCCTTCATCGCCGCAGTCCGGGCCTGCTGGTCCGCGATCTGTTGGGCGCGAATCTGCTGTTCTTGCTGATTGGCGGCCATCTGCTGCTGTTGTAACTGTTGGTTCTGCTGCGCCGATTTGATCGCCATGAAGTCGCGATACCCCTGGATGGGGTTCTGGACTTGGGGTGGTTGCACACCGAGAGCGGGTAAGGGAATGGAAGCCATTAGTATGTACCGTATCCGGGGAAATCAACGCTGGGGTCGCCGGTCGTCGCAGGAGCGCCCGGAATTCCTTGCTGGTTGAGCATCTGCATGTAGAGCGGCATCATCGCCGAATTTCCGATGTTTCCAAGCGCCCCACCCCACGCATTCGCCGAGCCCACGTAGCCCGATCCGAGCGCCGCGCCTTCATTGTTCAAACTGTTGTTGATCGAATTTCCGGCGTTCATCAGTGCGGTGCTCGAAGTGTTTCCAAAATTTCCGCCGGCGGAAGTGAGCTGCCCCGCGCTGGTCTGCCCGATGCCAGCCGTTGAAGCTAGGCGGTTCCACTGGTTCGCCTGGTTGTTCGAGAAAATGTTGTAATTCTGGTCATACTGCTGCAGGGCGTTGTTGTAGACCTGCTGATAGTTCGTCGACGCCATGTTGTTCGCGTACTGATCGAGAGCCGCACCCGTCGCCCCGCTTCCGGTGGTGCCGAGAGCGGAGGCGTTGTCGGTAATCGCGTTCTCGCCTTGCTGTAAGGCGAACTGGTAGCCAGGAGTGGCGGCGGCTTGCGCGGCCGTCGGTGCAGTGAATTGCTGCGTCCAGGCAGAGAAGGGAACGTTCTGCGTGGGCGTGGCAGAACCGCCCGAGACCAGGGGATTGTTTTGATCGGCGGTCGCGTTCGGATCGCTGCCCCAGGGATTCCCCATAGACGCGCCAGGAGGTGCACCAGGTGCGCTGCCATTCGCCGGCGCAGGAAGCGGCTGGTTGGGTTGCGTGCCAACCGGCGGTCCTCCGGGATCAGTTTTGCCGTAAAGATTCGGCGGCAGCGTGCTCGGGCCACCCGAGATCGGCCCCGTGACTGGTGCCGGCGCTCCCCATCCTGGCTGGTTCCACGGTTGCTGTGGAGCTGGACTCTCGCTGCCTACCGGGCCACCCATCGCGCGCGGGATCAGGCTGGCGTAGCGGCCGCGCTTGAGGAGTTGATCGTGGGGAATGACCACCCCGGTTCCGTTCGGGTACATGTCGAGTTCTTCCGGGCCTTTTTCCCCGACTTTGTAGCGGGTGGCTGCCTGCATGTAGAAGGGAACCACCGGGCCACCCCTGGCGCGGGCGATCGGCGCGACCGAAGGCGCTCCTGGGATGGTCGTTGAAACCCCGGAGAGGCTGGGCGGGGAAATCGGTGGAGTGCTCGCGGCGGGGGCCGAGGAAAGCGGGTTCTGGCCCATCAGCGAGTTGATGCGCGTGATCGCGTTCTGGCCGGCCTCGAGGAACGGCTTCTCGTTCGACTGCTCGGTGTTGAAAATCTGGGATTGCAGTCCGAGATTTTCTTCGCCAAGCTGGAGCTGGTCCTGCGCCCCGATTTCGGCTGCGCCCGCTTGCGTATTGGCGGCGGCCCCGGCTGCACTCGACCCGATCGCCGCTGCGCCGATACTCGCGGCTCCGCTGACACCAGCTCCAATTCCTAGCGCGGTTCCGATTCCCAGTGACATGGCGGTTAGTTGGAAAACACTTTCGTGAAGACTTTGTCGGTCCAGTTCCAGCCCAACTTCTCGAAGATCGCGGAGTGATCCTGGTGAACCTTGCAGGTGAAATAGGCCTTTACCACGCCGCGATCGCGCAAGGTACGTTCCACTTCAGTGAAGAGCTTCACGCCGGCGCCCCCCCTGCGGAATTCCGGGTGGATGAAGTAGACGTCGGTATAGGCCATGCGGCCGGCGTTGTGATAGTGCAGATGTTCGCCCAGCATCAAAATGAAGTAGCCCACCAGTCGGCCTTCTTCGCGGATGGTGACGATGTGCAGGTTTCCATTCTGCTCGAACTCCTTGTAGCGGGAGACGAACACGTCCACCTTCATCTGCGATTTATCGAGCGCCAGTTCTTCCCAGTGCAGCGGAAGCAGCGGCCAGATGTCGCGTTCGAGGGCGCTCAGCGGCTCAACTTGATAGACGAGATTCATAGACCGGGTGAAACTGGCCGTCGGCACTGAGCGCGAGCTGGCACAAATCACGGATGGTGTTGATGTGGGGAACAACTTGTTTGTCGATGGTGAAGCTGAAGCGGTCCTCGACCTGCTGTAGGATGTCGAGGAATTCGAGCGAATCAAGAGCCAGGGAGTCGAGCCTGGTATCCGGAGTTAGCGCCTCGCCGCCAGCGTAGTCGCGCAACATTTCTAGGATCTGTTCTTCTGAGGTCATATCACGTACCAGTTCGAGTTCCCGTCACTCTTCAGTCTCGCCGCTGCGCCCTGCGCTGTGCCCACCGCCAACGCAGAAGCTCCCCACGCGCCCTGTTTGTTGATCTTGTCTGAGCCTTGCGCAGAGAGTGAGAAGGTGTTGCCGTCGGCTGAAATCTTGATGGCGAACACCTCCTGGTTGGGTAAGCTGGCCGCGAGTGGCAACGGTTGCGTGAAGTTGCCGGCGGTGGTGTCGGCGGTGAAAAGCTGAAAAGTGTTGGTGAGTGAGAGCAGGTAAGTCACAAACTCACGCAGCATGATCCCGGCCTTATCCACAATCGGCCGCTGCACCTGCGACGGCGGCTTAATCGTGATGGCAGTGACGGGCATTTAGGCTCTCGCCCTCAACTGGTCGGCCAGTCGCTGTGTTGGTTTGAATCCCGGATCCGCGTCGAGCCAGGCGTCAGCAAACCGCCACGGGATCGGATCCGTCATCACCGCGCGGTACACCCGTCCATGCAAAGTGCTTCCCAGGCGGTTGAGGAAGACGCGCTTTGAGTAGTTGCCGCCCTGGCCGCAATTCAGGATTTTGTTCGGACAAAAAGTTTTCGCGCCATCGTTCGACCAGGAAACCATCATCTGGGGATCGCGCGGGTTGCCCATTGCGTCTCGGAGCGGCGGGATCGGGCCGAGGCCGGTTTCCAGATCGAATTGCAACCGGTTGTGGTAGACGCGCACACCCTCGGTCTGCACGTAAGGGCTCTGGCGCAGCCGGCGGATGGGATTCGCGCCATCGCTGCAAAAATCCCACGACGCGCCGTTGTAGCTCGGCATCGCCATCTGGTAGATGGTTCCTGAAGCCCAGTCGCCCATCAGGTGCTTGCCGAAGGCGAAGGCATGGTTTTGCGTGTTGTGGGCGGTGTAGGCGCCATTCAGCCAGCCCAGAGCCTTATGCCACATTCCGGTCGCGACGTCGTAACGCCAGGAGACGCCGGCGGTGGGGAAGTAGAGGTGCCACCAGGGGTGGCCGTTCATCTGCAAGCTGTAGGAGATCAGATCTGACGTCGTCGCATAGCTTTGCCACTGCTGTTCGACGGCGTGGTTCGAGATCCTCTGTCCCACATAGCCCTGCGATCGGTAGGCGACCAGGTGGCCGCGCTCATCGAACGACGTCCACATGACGGAGTTGTCGAGCTGGACCTGCCCGGAGAGTGAATCCGCACCCTGTTCGATGAAAGCCCCCGGCACCGGCTGAAAGGGAAAAATGGCGGCGCCGGCGTTGGCGTAGACCACGCTTTTGGTGTTGCCGAAGAGCACCAGCTCGCGGTGGTCGACCACCATCGAAACGATGTTGTCGGGAAAGAGCGAAATCGACGAGGTATTGATCGCGTTCCAGGTGGAGAAATCTCCGATCGAAGAAAGCGCGATGTCCGCCGGCGAGCTTTGCACGGCGACTGCGAAGCCGTCACTGAAACCGATCGCAGCTACTGCGGGAAACGGCGGACTCACCACCGCGGCCAAGGTGTTGGTCGCGAGCGTGAACACCCACAACAAGCCCGCGGAGAGGATCAGGAGCTGAGTCTGGTTGCAGATGATGGTAATCGGCCCAGTGGGTGCGGTGAGTGCGCCGCGGTCGGTGATCGTGAAATTCTGGTCCAGTTCGTAGAGATGCGAACCCCCGGCAAAATATCTTCCCGCCGCGGGCACCCACTTCTGTCCCCAGATGGCGGTCTCGTTCACTAATTTCGAGACCGGCTTCAGCCCAGGCGTCGGGTAAAGCGCATACGCAGTCTTCCCCTGGCCTTCGATCGCTTCCGGGTAGAAGTTGATGCACTCCTCCGCGTCCGCGATGGGCGAGGTGCTCAGGTAGCTGGGACCGACAAAACCGAAACGGGACATAGATTAGCGATTTGGGCAGTGGGCAAGGCCCTGCGGATAACACGCCCCACGATGGGCGCGGCGCGGACTCTCCGCTTGCGGGGCGAACAGTAAAACGAAAAACAGCATGAAGTGCAGCACGCTTCCTCCTCAGTGAACTTCGATCGAGAGATAGTCGAAAACGATGGTGTCGTTTCCGGCCGTAACTTCTGTTTTCAGAGTCCAGGCGCCAGTCAGAGTGGGTGAGGTGCCGACGTACAGACCCACCTGATTCTGCGAACCACCCGACTGCCCGGAGGTGCTCAGGTACATCCCCCCGGTGCCCCCAGATCCCACGGCAATATCGACCGTGCCCACCACGGAGTCGCCAACACCGGAAACCGGAAAATTATTCAGGGCCGTGCCGTTGATGTTGACCCGCACGTTCACACCGACCGAGCCGACCGACTGGCGGATGCCGTAACTGATGTGGACTTTGGTGGCGGTTGGAACAAAACCCGAAGGAACGCTGATGCTTTGCCCGGTGGTGGTGCTTCCGGGATTGGTGACCGTGACCGGCGTGGTCGCCTTCAAGATCCCCGCGGTGCGCGCAAAGTTGGTGGTGGCGAGCTTGGTGCTGTTGTCGGTGTTTACCTGGGTGGGCGCCGTTGGGTTCCCGGTGAAGGCGGGGCTTGCGAGCAGCGCGATCGCGCTCAACAGAGTCGAGCTGTTGCCGGTGTTTCCGTTGCCATCGTAAGTGCAAACCTGGCCGTTGACGGTGCCCCCGGTGGCGTTCGAGGTCTGCACTGCCGCGCCGTTGCCGGTAAGCGTCGCGCTGATGTTGGGAGCGCTTCCGCCCGAAGAAGTGAAGGGAACCGTGGCCGTAACCTGGGTGACGGCGCCGCCGCTCGAGGTGGGTAAGAGGCCGGCGATTCCGTCGACGCAGTAGAGCTGCACATTCGCCGACGTCGCCACACAGAAGGTGTACGCGACCGAGGGCAGCAGAAAAATTCCCACGATGGTCGATCCGTTCGAGGGAAAGCCGCCGGAGTTCAACACGACGGGATTCGCGTTCTGCGTAAGCCCAGTGGTGTCGGTGTAGGTCGCCTGAGGCGTGGTGGTGCCACTCGAGTAGGTGTAAACAAAGCCACCGTTCAGCGGCACGCCGTTCTGATCGAAGAACTGGGGCTCGGGAATCGGCGTTGGAAGCACCGTTCCAGCCGTCTGGGCAAAACCAGGCAGCGCCAACAAAACTGCGATCGCAATCAGCGAGAATCGTTTCATCCCAGGTTTCCCGTCAACCAGTTGAAGTCGTAACGCCGGCCGCGCGAACCGCCCGTCTGTGGCATCCCGTAATCGGCGGTTGCAATGCGTGGTGATTGATCGTTGTTTCCCTGAATCGCTTTGCGCGCCAAGAGCGCCGATCGCATCAAGCTCGGCGAAGGTTCTTTTTCAAACGCGGGACAAAGCCGCTCGGCGAGCGAAAGGGTGAAAGCCTGGCGGTAGCCCGGCGGAAGAATGACCGTAGTGGCGAGGGCGGCGAGCTGCGCGAGCACCACCAGCTGCTCAAGCCGGACCTGTCCGCCGGCACTCGGCACCGGCCAGAAAAACAGTGACCCATTGGGCTGATCGGGAGAGTAGTAGAGGTCGGTGACTACATTGGTGGTGAGGTTTTTTACCTGCTGCGCCGCCCACCAGGCGTGATCGCGAATGCGGATGATGGGAGCGTCCACGATGCCGCTCGACTCGTTCAAAATGAACGCGGCCGAGACGATCTTTACCGGAACCTGCGTCTGCACGAAGGTTGCCGTTCCGGTCGGCCCGATCAGGTGCGGCGAAAGCCCGGCCTGAAGCGTGAACAAACCAAACTCGGTGGTCCAGGCGTAGACCTTACGCGCCGCCCACTCATCGAGCAGGTCGTTGAACTTCTGCAAACCGATCGCGGAATCGTCCGCCGAGGCAATATCCCCGGCGGCGATCGCGTTGATCTCAAGCAACGCAGAAGTGATGATTTGGCCTGCGGTGTACCCCACTCAGTTAGGCCTGTTCGTCTTCTTCTTCGTTGAAATCTTCGTCCGGCTCCGGCAATGCGTCCGGATCTTTCGCTTTGAGCGCGGCCCGCCCGTGCTGGATCTGCGAGTAGTCGTGGTTGGGTGAGGGCTCGGTCTTAAACCCGCGCTTCTTCTGGGCCTTCAGCTCGTCCTCGTCTTTCACGGTGAGCACGTGGCCGGTTTTGTGGTGGTAGACGGTTTTGGGAAATTCCTGGTACGGGGCTCGCGGGATCTTCGGGTTGTTGATGTCGACGATGGCCGCGGGCTGAAGTGTCGAGTCCATAAATTGCTCCGGTGGCGCTTGTTTCAGCGCCTCTTTGATTTGTTGGTTGTCCATGTCCCAGAAGCCCAAACGGTCGCGCAGGCGGGGCTTGAGCTTCTGGGAGGCTTCATTGACAGGCACGGCGGTTAGGCCCGGGAGACAGGGGCAGCCGCGGCATCACCAGTTGCGTCGGGTACGGAGGAAGCGGCTTCCTCAGCCCGTTGGGCAGCGCCGTGGTCGTACTTTGCGAGTGGCTTCTCGGTCGCACCGGCTGCGCGCGCTGATTTTTCCTCCGCGGCGTTGGCGACGGTGATTTCCTTGTTGCGCTTGTGGTCGTAGAGCATCTTGGGGAACTCGGTCGAAGACGGTTCTTTCTCTTCACCCGAGACCAGCTTGCCGATTCGATTGCGATCTTCGGAGCTGAGTAAAACCACGATGTTGGCGCAGAGATTTACGGCGTCGGACTTCGAGATGATTTTGGGTACGGGCGTGAGGAAGGTGATCTTTTCCTCGGGATCGTGCTCAGAGCCACCGAAGGGCTTTACATAGAATTTGTTTTCCATGAACGGATTCCTTTGCGGAAGAAATCCGGGGGCGGCTTTGGGACCACCCCCGGTCAGTGCGGGGTTCGAGGGAGAAGCTAGTACAGCAACAGGTACGGACCGACCGCTGTCGTGAACGTGGTCGGAACCGTGATGGTGGCCGGAATCGTCCCAAAGGTTTGCCCGGTGACACCCTTGGTCAAATAGGTGTCCTGGGTTCCCGTGACGAGCATTCGTATCGTCGCCGTGGTGCCGTTGGTCTGCACGCAGCCGAAATACTGCGCCGGTCCCACCGCGAAAAACGTTTTGGTGAACGCAATGTTCTGGTAGGTGGAGGCGTTGGCCGCCAAAACTCCAGCCACGGCACTGTTCGCGAGCAAGTTCCCGCTCGCGTCGTAAAGCGCGACCAGGTGGTTGTCGGTGCCGACGGTCGTACCGTTCATCACGCCGATCCCCGTCAAATACTTGTTGTAGGGAAGATCGATTTCCGAACAGTACATGGTGGTTGCGGCGAGCGTGGTGCCGTTGGTGTTGAGCGCGGTGTAAGCCGTGCCCCCGGAGTTCGGGGCGAGCACACGGAACGCCGTCACCTGGAGCGGCCAGCTATCGCCGGTCACCCATTGACCCCCCAAGCAATCGGAGAAGTTTCCCGACTTCGGGTTGATCCACGGCAGATACAAAACATTCGCGCGGGTGCAGCTGCCCGTGGGATCGAATGCCTGAAATGCCGTCGCCGGTCCGTTGAACACCAGAGCCCCGCTGTTGTGCAGGGTTCCGTCCGTGCCCGCCGCGGCT